ACCGGTGGCGAGCTGGGTTCTTGGCGTTGAATGTGGGCCCCACATAATGGAAGACTTGTTGATTGGGCCTATTTGCTCTTTGGGCCTCTATTATCTATGTGGGCCTTTATTTTATTTTTGGGCCTATCTGTTCTTAACGCATTATGGTCTAATAAATAATAATGGGCTGAATTATTATATGATTTCAGTTATTAATTTATCCAGATTTTATTCATACACTTGATCCAATAATTACATCATATTCATCACCTACATCCATATCCTCAACTGGTGCCTCTTCCATCATCAACATGTCTATGACATCTATCATATCTTCTTGTTTGAATTCCCAAATGGTTGAGTTCTTATACATTATTTTGATGCAGTGTTTTATGCCTTCTTCTAAGCTGTTGAAATCAACTGGTGCTACTATCCCGTTGTGCCTGTATGGAATCATGAATTTCTTCTTTGCTAATGCTGGCGCTCTTGTTGACCATATCTTAACTTGAACAATGAAGGAAGTGTGCTCTTCCAATCTGACATCTATGGTGAATTCCAAACCGTTTTTGTTGTTGTATTTTATTGTCATTCTAAATGTGTGTGGATGATCCATTATTCTTGTTTCTTAAATAATGTTTAATAGTTGGATATATGGATGTGAATCATTTACGTGTTCTATTGTTGTTCATAAATGATTATAATGGAGATATTTTTGGTTGATTGTGACTGAACTATACATCTTTATTGCTTTTTTAATTACATAATAATCTAGATTATTATGGGTAAATAAAATTGAAAAGAATAATCTAAAGTTAATTGAAAATTAAGAGAAAAAAACCCAAAAAAAGGAAGAACAATCATATCACAAACAAATATTTCTTATGGAAGAAAAGGGAGCGCAGCGACGTGGAAAAAAGAACACTCAAAAAGAAAGGAAGAAAATAAGAAATAAATAACACTCGAAAACGACAACGTTTGAGAATTAAAAAAAAGAAAATTAATTAAATACCTGAAACGGTGACGCTTGAAGGTTAATGTCTGTTTTTACCATTTACTGCACGGTAAATGGTAGATGGTTGAATTTAGGGTAAAATTCTTAGACACCAATAGGTAAATGAGGCCCCAATATATCGGGGACTCGATTGGGGACTCTATTTTAGCATTCCAAAAATACCCTTAGTCATGTGTCTGGAAGGCGCGTGCTAATGCGCTGAAAAAGTTAATCTTCTCTCTCCTAAAACTTGCCGGAACGCACAAACTTGCACTTCCCGGCGTCAATTTCCGACACGCGCGGCATTGTGTACCCCTGGGAGGGTAGGTACCACTACGCTACGCAGCAGCCTTAGCTACGCCGGAGCTTAGCTCGCCACCGTTATAATATT